AACACTAACACTAGAAAACTCTATTACATCTATTAGTGCTAATGAGTTAATTGGCGGTATTGATTTCAAAGGAAATGATACATCTGAAGATGGTAATGAGGTGCTTGCATTTATTAGGGCAAACGCATTAGACACAACGCCCGATAGTTGCATTAGATTTGGTACATTGCAAAACAATGGCGGTGTAGATGATGTTGTAACTGAGCGTATGCGTCTTGATAATTATGGCCGCTTGGGCATAGGAACTACAAGTCCTAACCATGAGCTACATATTGAAAGCACATCACCAACTATTCGTTTAGTTGATACTGATGGAAATAATACACTAGATATTACACAAAGCGGTTCGGCTTGTTATATAGATTTTGATAACACTATAAGATTTAGGAATTTAGCTAATGTTGAAAGACTTAGAATTGATTCAAATGGTATAGATGTAACAGGTGTTCTTGATATCTTTGATAATAACAGTGACATATCACCCGATGGTTCAGGAAGTGGACAGCTAAAGATTGATGGTAATGGTTACAGAGCTGCTATAGCATTAGATGCAGACGGTGTTAATCTTTATAGTACATCAGCTTCAAGACCATTAATATTTGGTGTAAATGAAACAGAAGTAGCGCGTGTTACGAGTACAGGGTTAGATGTAACAGGTGACTTAACAGTATCAAGTACAATAGAAGTTGGTTCACTAACTCCTGCACAAGATGGTGCAATCGAGGTTGGTGTGTTAGGTTTTGGTACACCTGCTATATCATCTACAACTGATAGTACATTGTTGCGTAGTCACATTATATTTGATAACCCTAATGGTGCTGTTGGTAAGATTAATACATCAGGCTCACAAACTTTTTATGTCACTAGCTCAGACTATAGACTCAAGACTGATATACAACCTATGCAAGGTAGTATTGACCGAGTAAAAGCACTTAAGCCTTGTAACTTTGAATGGGTAAATGGCGGTACTAGAGTAGATGGCTTTATAGCACATGAAGCCCAAGAGGTAGTACCAGAAGCGATTAGTGGCGAAAAAGATGCTACTAAAACTAACAAGGATGGTGTAGAGGTTCCAGACTATCAAGGTATTGACCAGTCTAAACTTGTACCTTTACTTACATCTGCATTACAAGAAGCATTAGCTAAGATTGATGACCTAGAGTTACGCATGGCTAATTTAGAAAACTAAACCAGGGGGCTTCGGCCCCCTATTATTAAAGGAGGCTATTGTGCCTAACTTACCTGAAGAGGATACTCAATTATATATGCTTCTTGGTTCTATGAGTGCTGACTTAAAAACTGTTCTTAATAAATTTACAGCAGTAGAAGAACGACTAAATAATCATTCAAATAGAATCAAGGTATTAGAAAAGGCTAGTTATGCTAGAGCTGTAGTATACACAACTACCGTGACAGTAACGCCTATTCTATTCACTGCTTTAGGTTGGTTATTAACTAAAACATTTTTATAAGGAGATTACAATGGCAAAAGGAGCTGCAACAGAAAAGAATCTTGGTAACTTACATTCAACACTTACAACCATATTTACTAGAGTGTTACAGGGTTATCTAGATAAATTAGATAAAGCTCAAGAAGCATTTAACTCAGACGACTTTAATTCAGAGATAATGGGAGAGCTAGAGTATCTAAGTATAGAACCTAGTCCTGCTATGTTATCGGCTATAGCTAAGTTCTTAAAGGATAATAACATAAGTTATGATTCAGAACAGATAGATGAACTAAGTGAACTTGAACAAAGGCTTAAAGCTAAGAAAGCTAGTAGACCTGACTTCTCTAATGTTACTGCATTACCTTTAACGGGTACTGAGTAGTATGGGGCGTGATGCTAGGGAAATGAATAAGGCAGACCGTATCAAGGAGCTGCTACTTATTCAGGAGGCTTACCCTAACTTCCAAGACTTTTTATACGATGTTATGGTTAATCTTATGGGATTTAACTGTACTAATAACCAACTAGATATGGCGAACTACTTACAGTACGGGCCATTATACAGAATGATACAGGCGCAGCGTGGCCAGGCTAAGACCACGGCTACTGCTGCGTATGCTGTATGGAGACTAATACATAATCCAACAGCTAGGATACTTATTATATCTGCTGGTGATACAATGGCTAAGGAGATTAGTAATTGGATTATTCAGATACTAAATGGTATGGAAGAGCTGTCATGTATGCTGCCAGATAAGTCTGCAGGAGACAGGGCATCTGTTACTGCCTATGATATACACTATGTACTTAAGGGGCCTGAGAAGTCTCCTAGTGTAGCGTGTGTAGGTATTACATCTAACCTGCAAGGTAAACGTGCTGACGTGCTTATTGCAGATGATATTGAATCAGCTAAGAATGCTTTGACTGCAGATGCTAGGATGAAGCTTACGAACTTAACTAGGGACTTTACTTCTATATGTTCACAAGGAGATATTATATATCTAGGTACACCACAGAGTGTAGATAGTATATACAATGCTTTACCTGGACGTGGGTTTGGTATACGTATATGGCCTGGTAGATATCCTACAGACCGAGAGGTAGAGAACTACGGAGAACACTTAGCTCCTACTATAGCAGAGGCAGTTAAGAAAGACCCGTCCCTGGCTACAGGAGGAGGGCTGCTAGGCAATAGAGGTAAGCCAACAGATAGTATTATATTAGGAGAAGATATCCTGGTTAAGAAAGAGATTGACCAGGGGGCTGCTTACTTCCAGCTGCAGCATATGTTAGATACTAGGCTTGCAGATGAAGCTAGGTATCCATTGAAACTAAATAAACTAATCTTTATGAATATAAATAAAGGTAGAAGTCCTATACTTCTTAATCACCAACCGTCTATACATAACCGAGTACCGACTCCAAGTGACTATCCTATCAGAGACCCTATGTATATGTGCTCTGACTTTGGTACTGAGTACGGGGAGTTCACAGGTACACATATGTATGTTGACCCTGCTGGTGGTGGACAGAATGGAGATGAGACAGGTTATGCTGTAACTAGGTTTCTAGGTAATAAGATTTACTTAGTAGCTGTAGGAGGTGTACCTGGTGGACTAGAGGAATCTGATTTAGCAGAGCTAACTAGAGTAGCTGTTAAATGGAAACCTAATAAGATATCTATAGAACGTAACTACGGTAATGGTGCTTTACAGAAAGTATGGGAACCGAGTTTATATAAAGCTTTACATGAAGTAAATGCTGGAGTACAGATAGATGACCCTTGGGAAACAGGGCAGAAGGAACTACGTATAATTGATAAGCTAGAGCCTGTTATAGGTTCAGGTAGATTAGTTGTAGAGCTAGACCTTATCCAGGAAGACTGGGCTTCTGTGCAGAAGTACGCTGCTGTAAACAGAGCTTCATATAGTTTCTTTCACCAGCTTGCTAAGGTAACTAGAGACCGAGGTAGTTTGTCACATGATGATAGACTTGATGCGGTAGCTGGTAGCGTAGGTAACTGGATAGACTTACTAGCTGTAGATGATTTACAAGCACAAGTAGCTGCAGAAGCACAGCGGTATAGAACTATGATGGAAGACCCGTTAGGAAACGGTAGACCTATTAATAACTATAACTCAATGTTCGGATTGAATACACTAAGTCCGAATGTACTTAACAATTTAAAACAACGATACTAGGGAGAACCCAATGTCTAAGAAAGACAAACCGACCCAGACTAAACCAACTGTAAGAGTAGTTGGTACTAATTCTAATAAACTACCCTGGCCTCAGGATAACTCAGGCTCAACCCAAGAACTACGTAGAGGTGCTGTACGCGCTATAGGACGTATCATGGGTTCAGAAGATAACCTAAAGAAAGTACTAGAAACTTTAGAGGTAGCTAGGCTGTATGCTATAGAGCGTATGGAAGAGCAGCAGATAGAAATGAAAGTTAAAGTAAAAGCAATGGAAGACCGTAAAGCTCTTAAGGCAGAGCTATTGAAAAGCGAACTAAGACAACGAGTAAAGTCTAAGAAGGCTGAGATAAAACGTGTTGAGTCTGAGATAAAGAAGTTGTTGAGCTAATGGACTTAGCAGCATTCTTTGATTCTGTACGTCCCTTTATGAAAGACAGTAAGCTAACTACTGCACAAGTAGTAGGCTTTGAATGTCTTATAAATTCTTGTTTAGAGTCCGACCTTACATTAGAGCATATAGCATATGTACTTGCTACTGCTTATCATGAGACAGGTGGACGCATGGAACCTGTAAGAGAAGGGTTCTGTAAGACAGACGCTGGTAGCCGTAAGGCGGTAGCCAGGTTATACGAGAAGGGTGTAATAAGCGCAGATTACAGTTTACCACAGAGTAACGGTAAGAGCTATTATGGCCGAGGGTTAGTACAGCTAACACATCTAAGTAACTACGCAAGCACAGGACATGCACTAGGATTAGACCTGGTGACGTATCCAGACCTTATGCTAGACTTAGAGGTATCAGTACGCGCTATGATATGGGGTATGAAGACAGGTAGCTATAGAAACAAACGCTTGTCTGACATGTTACCTTATGAAGAGCCAACGTATGCAGAGTGGACTAAAGCTAGAGGTATTATAAACGGTGACGTAGGAAAGAATGGTCCTATGATAGCTGGGTATGCTACTAAGTTCTACACAGCACTAAAGGAGATGTAATGGGTATATTTAC